TATCCTAAAGTCCTGGACCTATTGTGCCTGAAGGAGTAATTGCACTTTGACCAGGAACACTATTTCCGTTACTGGTTGATTTTTTCTTACCTCCAGGATTTCGTAAATCACTTTTTGTAAGAATCATTGTTTCTGTAAATTGTAATGTTAATTGAATAGCTGTTGGCATACCAGTTCTACCTAGAGAAGCAATATTTTCACCAGGAACTTCATATGCTGACCAACCATTAGGTGCATAATTGACATCAATTGTTGTTAATACTGAACCGGGTGCAATTCCAGGAATGTTTGGGTTTTCTCCTGCACCATAATAAAATTTAATATCAAATTCTGATGGCGGTCTTAGTGTTAAAGAACGACCCTCACCATCACCTCCATATTCTGGTGCTTGGTGATATTTAAATCTATCAATAATATTTTGAACTTGGATAGCTTCTTGTTCATCTCTTGGATAAAACATAAAATCAAATTGAAATGTTCTGAAATTTGGAGATTGATAAACCATTTCTAACATAGGATTAGCAATCATACCAACAGCTGCAATAGCAGCTGCACGACCTGTAGCTGCATCACCACCTAATAAACTAGCAGCCACTCCTGCACCTTTAACAGCTCCAGCGCCGGCAAGTTCTGATGAACCTTTCATAGCAGCTTTATTAGCTGCATTTTGTTTTGATTCAGCATTAGTTGGATTATTTTTTTGGTATTCATCAAGCATAGATTTAGCAGCTGTTGCAATACCACCCGCTAAACCTAAAGATGCTTGGTCATAATTTTGTGTGTGATTATACATTAAAGTATCTGGCATATACAATGCTACAGATTCTTTTGTTAATCTTGTTGTATTAATAAGTTTTGTGTTTGTTATTTGTTTGATATTGTCTTCAATTATTTTGTTGGTTGATTGTGCGCTACCTTTTAAAAGATTTTGAGATTGACCAAATATATTTTGAAGGCCACTTTTCACACTTGCACCAGTTTTGTTTAATAGTGAATTTAAGTTACCTTGAATTCCACCACCAACACCAGAAGACATATTTGTTAATTTTGAACCAATATTATCTAATCCTAAATTACCAACAGAAGATTTAATTTGATTAACACCACTGGTAAGTTTATTTGTTAATTCACCACCTGTTGATATATTTTGAAAACTTGCTAAACTACTTGGAATACCACCAGGTGTGTCTGTTGATTTTGCATTACCTGTACCTGGAGCAACAGCGCTTGATTTATCTTGCTCACGAATATAAAAGACCATGTAATGACCTTTATCAAATGCGCCAACATCAATAGGATATCTAAAACTTTCCCTTTTGTATTGATAATTTGGGCCATCCAAAGCAGATAAAGGACCAAAACCCGATTGTTCGCTACTGTTAAATTTGATATCGCCGAAGCCAAAAAGTGACATATTTTTATCCGTGAGTAATTAAATCTAGCATAAGTAGTATTTATGCCTTATTCTGGAAAATTTACTCCTAAAAATCCAAGTAAATATAAAGGTGACCCATTCAACATTATTTATCGTTCAAGTTGGGAACGCCGTGTTATGAAGTATTTGGATGAAAATAAAAACTGTATATGGTGGGCGAGTGAAGAAATGCCCATACCATATGTGTCGCCTGTTGATAATAAAAAACATCGTTACTTTCCAGATTTTATTGCAAAAGTTCTTACAAAAGAAGGCAAAGAACAAACTTTGATGTTAGAAGTTAAACCAGAGAAACAAACAAAGAAACCCACCCAAAAAAGAAGAACAAGAACATTCCTCAACGAAACAGTCGCATATGCTATCAATCAGGAGAAATGGCGTGCAGCTGACCTGTTTTGCAAAGAACATGGTTGGCAGTTTATGTTAATTACTGAAAAAGAGTTAGGCATCTAGTATAAATAGATAAATGCCATACTTAATTGATAGAATCAAAGAATCTTTAGCGAAAGAAGGTTTAACACCACGAACTCGTGAAGCTCGTGAGTGGTTAATGGCAAAGATTGAAGAAATGAGAATTGCACCAAAATCTTTAATGAAATACGCTGATAAAGATGCAACTATCATTGGAAAAATGTATTTTTATTTCTATGATGCAAAAACAAAAGAAAAACTTAAATATTTTGATAAGTTTCCTTTAGTGATACCCATAGAAGAATATTCAGATGGTTTTTTAGGTTTGAACTTACACTATATTCACCCTAAATTTAGAATTACAATGTTGGACAAATTAAGTGAAACTGCAAGTGATGATTCTTATGATGAAAAAACAAAGTTGAGAATTACTTACAATTATTTAAAAGCTGCATCAAATGTTTTTGAAGCAACCCCATGTATAAAAAGGTATTTGTATAGCCAAGTGCGTTCAAGTTTTTTAGAAATTAAAGCTGATGAATGGGATATAGCTGCATTGTTACCAGCAGAAGATTTTACTGGTGCAACCACAAGTCAAGTTCATAGCGAATCAAGGAAGAAATTTTAAATGTCATTCTCACCTAACATATTTTTATCACATATTCGTGGTAAAAGCGGTCTAGCGAGACCATCACGATTTGAAGTTGTATTACCTATTCCACCTTATGTAAGTGAATCGGTTGGTAATTCAATTATAGAAAAAATACTTAATTTTCCAAATTCAGTATTCAATGATGTATCAGATGCTATCAATTCAGCTATAGGTGGTACCAGTGGCCAAGACGAGTTTTCCCGCTCAGGTAATTCATCTATATCTCGTTATCTTTCACTTCAATGTGAAGCTGCTGAATTGCCAGGTAGAACATTACAAACAGCAGATGTTAAAATCTATGGTCCAACATTTAAGGTACCTTATCAGTCAATGTATGCTGATATGAATTTAACATTTTTATGCACAAACGATTTTTACGAAAGAAAATTATTTGACAAATGGATGGAAGCAATTCATCCATCAGACACAAATAATTTAAGATTTCCAAAAGGAGAAAAATCTCGTTATATGTGTAATATTAAAATTATACAATATGATGAGTTTATTAAGAAAATATTTGCCGTTGAGTTATTAGATGCGTTTCCTGTTGGCATCGCACCTCAAACACTCAACTGGTCAGATGATAATTTTCATAGGTTATCTGTTCAATTTGCTTATCAAAGATACAGAGTGACTTATGATGGTAGTTATGATTTAGGTCAAGCGGCTGCATCACTATTTGGTGCTGCTGGCGCAAGACTTTTACCATTTGGTAAGGCTGTGACAAACTTGCCATTTTAATATTTAAAGCGAGGTTATTATGTTACCAAAGTTAGATATACCGACCTTTGAAGTGAGCTTGATATCAACGGGACAAACCATACGATATCGCCCATTTTTGGTCAAAGAACAGAAATTGTTTTTGATGGCTTCAGAATCAGAAGACCCAAAAGAAACAATTAATGTTATAAAACAAGTTTTAAGAAATTGTATTATTGATGATATTGATGTTGATTCTTTACCAACATTTGATTTAGAATGGTTGTTTATTCAACTACGAGCAAGGTCTGTTGAGGAAGTTGTTCATTTAAATTATAAATGTAACAATAATGTCAAAGACGAAGAAGGTAAAGATGCTAAATGTAATGGTGTTGTGGAGATTGATGTTAATTTACTTGAAATTCAACCAAGTAAAGATCCTAATCACACAAACAAAATACAGTTGAGTGATAAGTTAGGATTAGTATTAAAATATCCTACATTTGAAATGGTTGAAAAATTTGAATCAGCTGAAGGCGAAGATGTTATCACTAATGTTTTAGTTGATTGTATTGATTATATTTACGACAATGAACAAATGTATTATGCAAAAGATACAACCAAAGAAGAATTAACAGACTTTGTGGATAATCTTCAACAAAAAGATTTAGAGAAGATTAAAGTGTTTTTTGACACTGTTCCAAAAATTAAAAAAGATGTGACTTTTGAATGTCCTCGTTGCAAATATAAAGAAGACATCGCAATACAAGGAATTCAAAATTTTTTCGTCTAATTTTTCGTTATGATACACTAGGGAACTACTATCAGACAAACTTTGCATTAATGCAACATCACAAATATAGTTTGACTGAGCTTGAACAAATGATTCCTTGGGAAAGAACTATCTATGTTAATATGTTAATTAAGTATTTGGAAGAAGAAAAAGAAAGAATTCGATTACAACAATTACAGAGAAAAAATAGGTAATGGCTAACACATTTAATACCGCTGTTTCTGGCTATAAAGAAAGTCTTGCTAAAGACCTAGGTTATAGTAACTACAAAGAATATCAACAAGCAAATAAAAAAGGATATTCTGGTGGCATAAAACAACGCCTTGAACAAGGTGCTGGTTTTGGAGAAGCGTTTGCTGGCGGTATAGGAGAAGGAGCAAAAGGCATTAAAACAGCAATGAATCCTAAAAACATTGCTAAAAAAGCTTATATGAATTTCTTCTCCGGTGATGATATCTTTTCTGCATATATGCGTGGCAGATTGGCTAAAAAACCAAAAGCTATGCCTAAGCCTAAAGAACAACCTAAAGAAGTTGCAAAGCCAGCTGAAACT